CCCCTCGGCGCGCCGATCAACGCGGCCGCCTACTCGCTCTTCGGCAAGGGGCTCAACAAGCCCGGGCCCCCGGGGCCACCGAACCCGAACGACGCCGCGAACGCCGCCCAGGAACAGACGGATGCGCTGCGGATGCGGCGCGGGCTCCTCGCCAACATCTATGCGGGCGCTGGCGGCGGGTCGCCGGTCGTCGGGCGCACGCAGCTCGGCGGGAGCTAGGGCGGTGAAGCCCGCGGCGCTCTCCAAGGCCGAATCGCTCGCCGCTCACGCGCGGTACTTGGGCGTGCGGCCGTCGGAGTTCATGGTGTCGCTCACGCTCGGCGAAGCCTACGAGCTCCTCGATCACTTGGCCGCCGAGCACCCGACGAACCGCGTGCTCTTGGAAGACATCGCGGCCGCCAAGACCGCGGCCGACCCCTGGATCGTGCTCGCGAACTTCCAGCTCCAGGGTCTTGAGATCGGGCGGGTCAACGAGCTGCACTGAAATGACGGGTGACCTCACGCTCATGCGCCCGGGCTCTCCCTGCACACGCGGGCACACGGGGCTGCGCTACCGCTCGAGTGGCCGATGCGTCGAGTGCACGCGCGAGGACGCGAAGCGCCATCACGCGCGGCTGCAGGCGCAGAAGGTCGTAGCCCGCCAGCGCGCGGCAGCGCTCGGAGCCGGCCGTGGCTGATGATGATGCGAAGTCGCTGATCGCTGAGTTCCAATGGCTTTGGAGCAAGCAGGGGAACTTCCGCATCATCTGGAATAACACCGCCCAGTTCGTGATGCCCGCGTGGGACAACTTCGTGGGTGAGTTCGCCGAAGGCGTCAACAGGAGCTATCGCCAGTTTGAATCGACCGGCATGGTCGCGAACGAGCGCTTCGCGGCGGCCATCGAGGCCATGCTCACGCCCCGCACCCAGGTATGGCACCTCCTCAAGGCCGCGGACGAGGAACTCAACGATCGTCCGGCGGTGAAGCTCTGGCTCGAGCGCGTGAACCGCATCCTATTCGCCGCCCGCTACCACCCGGAGGCGAACTTCGCGAGCCAGGCGGACGAGTGCTTCATGTCCTTGGGCGCCTTCGGCAATCATTGCCTCTTCGCGGACGAGGCGATCGGACGGTCGCTCCGTTACCGCGCGATCCCGCTCTCCGAGCTCTGCTGGGCTGTCAACCACCAGGGGCGGGTGGACGCGCTCTACCGCAAGTTCAAGTTCACGAACCGCCAGGCGATGCAGCAGTGGGGCGATCTCTGCCCGCAATCGGTGAAGGACGCCTACGCGCGCCCGGGCTCAAAGTTCAACGAATCCGAGTACCTGCACGTCATCCGGCCCACCCACGACCACATCCCGGGCGCCTACGGGCCGCGTGGCATGGCCTACGAGAGCTGGTACATCGCGCTCGAAGGGCAGGCCACCATCAGCCGGGGCGGGTACCGCACGTTCCCCGCAGGCATCGGGCGCTACCGCGTGGCACCGCGCGAGTCCTACGGGCGCGGGCCCGCCCAGTTCGCCTTCCCGGACATCCGCACCTCGAACGAGATGCAGAAGACCGGGCTTCGCATCGGACAGAAGGCGGCCGACCCGCCCGTGCTCCTCGCTGAGGACTCGGTGCTGACCAACTTCAATCAGCGCCCGGGAGCGAACAACTACGGCATGGCGACGAGCGACGGGAAGCCTCTCGCCATGCCCTTCGTGAGCGGTGCCAACTGGCAGATCGGCGAGGGCCTGCACGAGAAGGTGAACGCCTCGATCCGTGACACCTTCCTCAACACGCTCTTCCAGATCCTGGTCGACCACCCGAACATGACGGCGACAGAAGCGCTCATCCGCGCACAGGAGAAGGGCGAGCTCATCGCCCCGGCGATGGGACGCCAGCAGTCGGAGTTCCTAGGCCCCCTCATCCGGCGCGAGCTCGATCTTCTGCACCACGCGGGGCAGCTCCCGCCCCCGCCGAAGGAACTTTACGAGTCGGGCCAGGGACTCTCGATCATCTACACGAGCCCGCTCGCCCGTGCGCTGCGCGCCGAGGAAGGCACCGCGATCCTGAACACGGCGGATGACATCGCGCGCTTCAGCCAGGTAGATCCGTCGGTGAAGTACATCATGGACACGCACTTGGCGACCCGTCGCATGGCCGACATCCGCGGCTGCCCGGCGGACGTGCTGCGCTCGGAGGACCAGGTGCAGCAACTCCTCGAGCACGCGGCCGACCAGACGAGCCAGGCGGGCGCGGCTTCGAGCTTCCCGGCCGTGAGCCAGGGCGTGCTCAATCTCGCTAAGGCGGCACAGGCTGCAGGCAGCGCAGGCGGGGCTCCCCCACAGACTCAGGTGCCGGCGGGAGCCGCCTGATGGATCACGCCATCGCCCGGAGGCTGAAGACGAACGAGGCGCACCTGGTCGCGCTCCACGAGGCGCGCAAGGGCGCCACCGACAAGCTCGCCGACCACGAGAAGCGCATCGCGGAGCTCGAGGCGGCGTTGAAGCCCGAAGCGCTCGCCGCGCTCTTCACGGCTCTCGCTCAGGCGATCAAGGCGAATGCCGGGGCCGGGACCGCTGAGGTGTGCCGGGACCTCCAGGCGCTCGTTGCAGTGCTGCGCACCCCGACCACCCGTCAAGCGACCGTGCACCTGCCGACGGGCCCGGCCATGATGACTGTCAAGGAGACACGCCCGTGATCTCCACCATCGCCCGAAAGGCGTGAGGCAAGACCATGTCGAACTATACCGGCACCACGATGACCAACGCGCTGAAGCTCCTCTTCAACGCGACCGGCTGGGCCAACATCGCCGATAACACGGCGACATCGCCTGCGACCAATATCTACGTGTCGCTCCACAACGCGGACCCGGGCGCCGGCGGCTCGCAGAATACGAGCGAGACCGCGTACACGAACTACGCGCGCGTCGCCGTGGCGCGCACGTCCGGGGGCTTCACGATCGCAGGCTCGTCCCCGACCGTGAACGTCTCGAACGCCGTCGCGGTCAACTTCGCGCAGTGCGGGGCGTCCGGTGACACGATCTCCTACTTCGGCCTCGGGCTCTCGTCCTCCGGCGCGGGGACGCTGCTCCTCTCCGGTCCCGTCGGCGTTGTGACGTCTGGCCCCTTCGGCTTCACGTGCACGAGTGCGTCCCCTGGCTCCATGACGGTGCCGGGATCCGCGTTCTCCGTCAATGACCGCGTGGCGGTCTTCGCGGACGCGGCCGACACGCTTCCGACGGGGTTCACCGAGGGCACGACCTATTACGTGGGCACGGCCTCCGGCATCACGATCTCGCTCTCGACGACCGCCAGCAACGCGAACCCGGTCAACACGTCCTCTGTGGGGTCCGGCTACGTCATCAAGGCATCGACTCCGCTCGCGGTGTCGAATGGCGTCACGCCATCCTTTGCCATCGGCGCGCTGGTCGCCTACCTGAGCTAAGGGGCAGCGCATGCTGCTCCTCACCACCACGGCATCGCTGGTCGAGCTCGTCACGGGAGCTGCGAGCACGATCCACGTGCACGCGGACTACGCGGACAACAACGCCGGGACGATCACCCCGGGGATCCAGGCGAACCAGTCGATCACCACTGCCGCGACTACGACCATCGTGGGGTCGCCCGCGTCCAGCGTGCAGCGCAACGTCCGCGAGATCCACATTGCGAACGTGGATGCGGCCAACTCCTGTGCCTGCACAGTGGAGCACTACGACGGGACGACTACCGTCACGCTCATCAAATGCACGCTCCTCATCGGCGAGGAGCTGGTCTTCAACGGCGACACGTGGCTGCACTACGACCAGTACGGCGGAATCTACCAGGCGACGACGCAGGCTAAGATCCTCTACAACTTCTCGACCGGCGCGCAGGGCGCGGGGTTCTCGTCCGACACGTACCTGACGGGCTCAAGCATCTTGCTGCCGACGAGCCGACCGATTGCCGGCACGCGCTACTTGCTCAACTTTGAGATGTCCAAGACGGCCGCCGGCACCGCGACGCCGATCTTCAGCCTGCGCTACGGCACCACCGCTAGCACCTCAGACACCGCCGAGTGCACGTTCACTTTTGCGGCGGGCACGGCTGCGGCTGACGCCGCTTATGTGACGGTGGATGCCTACTTCCGCACGATAGGCAGCGGCACGAGTGCAGTGCTGGTTGGCACGGTGTCGCTCGACACCAACCTGACCACCACCGGCTTCTCCAACGCGGTGAAGAACGTCAACGCGGTCTCGTCCGGCTTCGACTCCACGACGGTCAATACGTACCTCGGCCTGTCGGTCAACGGCGGAACCTCGGCATCCTGGACCGTCAACCAGGTGCTCGCGCGGCTGGAGAACTTCTAGTGGCGTGGTCATTCGTCGCCGCGGGCACGGTGGCTACGGGGGCGAGTCCGACGGTCGGGCTGCCGGCCGGGCACGCTGCGAATGACATTTTTGTGCTGGTGCTGGTCTCCGAGACCGCGCCGACCACGTCGCTTTCCGGTTACACGCTGATCGAGAGCATCTCCATCGGATCAGTCGACATCGCGTTGTGGTGGCGACTTGCGACAGCTTCCGAGACTGCTCCGACGGTCACTGATACGAATTCAGACACCGTAGCGGTGCTGCTCGACTATCGTGGGCTGACGACTAGTCCGCTCGATGCAGTTGGCGCCGCCTCATCGACAGGTAGCACTAGCGCGACCAATCTGGCCTATACGCCGGTTCTCAACTGCAACATACCGAATGACGCTCTGCTCAGCATCTGGGCCAATCCGGTGAGCGGCGGAACGTGGGAGATCGTGCCGCCAGCCGGAACGACCTCGCGCGTCAATAGTGCTGCCACAAGCTCTGTCTGCGGAATGTTGATCGTCGACGAGGTAGCGAACAGAGGACTCTCGACAGCGAGGGGGAATTGGGAGAGTGGGGGTGGCACGGTCAGCGCTCTGGCGCTCTCGTTCTTGCAGCTTCAGCCGATCATCACCGCGCAGCCGACGAATCAGTACGTCATTCCAGGTTCCGGCGCCTCGGTCACGTTCTCCGTCACAGCGACGGCAAGCGGCGGCTCGCTGTCTTATCAGTGGTACAAGAATGGCAGCTCCATCGGCGGGGCGACGTCCTCGACCTACAACTACACGCCGGTCTATCCCACCGATCAGGGGACGTCCTTCTACTGCGCAGTGACGGATTCGAATGCGACGCTCAATAGCTTCGCAGCGAGCCCGGTATTTAAGCTGCCGACTCGCTTCACCAAGCGCCCGACGCAACTGCTGCCGCACCGCTACCAGGATTTCAAGTCCACGCTCACGCTCAAGCGCTGGTTCTGAGCCGTGCTCTACGATCTCGACATCCTCAAGTGGTTTGACGAGACCTTCGAGTTCACGGGCGGGGGCACCACCGCGAACGGGCTCGGGGCAGCGCTAGGTAGCGGCTCGGCGGCCGGCACGCTGCTCGGCTCCGGCGCGCTCGCCGCTCGCGCAAGCGCTGCCGGGCCGGCGCTTGCGAAAATCACGGCCACCGGTGCACTTGCCGGCAAGGCGACAGCCGTCGGGCCGGCGTTCGCCACCGGCCTCCTCGTCACGCTCGTCGACGGGCTCGCCTTCGGCACAGGCGCAACCAAGGGCGCGCTCACCGGCACAGGAGCGCTCGGCGGCGTAGCCTTTGGTTTCGGTCCGACATCCGCCTCCATCAAGGGAGCGGCAGCGCTCGCGGGCGCGGCGTTCGCGCACGGCCCGGTGTTGGGGGCCATCGCGGGAACCACGGCGCTCTCAGCGCGTGCCAATGCTGCGGGTTACGCGCTCGCCGCTGGACTCCTCGTCAATCCGGTGCAGGGGAGCGCGAGCGCACTCGGCACTGCAGCCGGGACGCTCCTCGGCGCCGCAGCCTTCAGAGCCGCAGCAGCGGGCACGGGCTTCGCGTACTCGGGCGTCTCCGGCGCCGCCGTCCTCACGGGCACGGCCTTCGCCGTCGGGCCGGCGCTGGGCGCACTCACCGGGGCGGCTCCAGGGTCGGGGCAAGCGCTCGCGGCAGCCTTCGGCTACTCGCTCGCGACCATATCGTTCACGTACGCGCCTCCCGCAGCTCCGCCGGCCGCCGCGGGCGGGGGCGTGCCAGGACCCGCCAAGCGCCCGCGACGCAAGGAGAGCGACCGCGCGCAGGTAGCCCGCACACTCAAGCAGTTCCCGGATCCGGCGGAAGCCGCGCTTGGCACCGGTATGGGGCCTCGCAGCATGCCCATGGAGGGACCGGCGATCGCGTCCCCGAGGATGTCGAGCCGTGCGGCGGATGCGCCGAAGCCGGCCTCAGTCGCGCTAGCGCCGCCCGTGGCGCGCGTCGAGGCGCAGGTCCTGCAGCTCGCGCTCCTCGCAGCGTTCGAGGAGACGACGCTTCCCGTGGGCACGCTCATCCGTTCGGAGTAGGATCACTGGCACGATGGATGTCATCGACAACGGGGGCGGATCCGTCACGGTCACGTGGGCCGTGCCGACGGGGCTCGCGCCTGCGAGCTACAACGTCTACTTGGACGGCATCCTCAATCAGAACGTGCCGGGGCTCTCGGCCACGATCACGGGTCTCACGGTCGCAAGCTACAACGGGGTCACCGAGACCTTGCCTACGACGCACGACATCCGGGTCGCCCCCGTCGTTGCCGGCATCGAAGTCGGTCCCGCGCTCGATGTGCTGGTGACCCCTCAGCCGCAGCAGGTCATGCTCACGACCCCCATGTCGCGCGGGCGGTTCCCGTTCCCGAACACTCCCGGCGGCTACTGATTGGCGGACCCGCGCCTCACGGTCGAGGAAGAGAACGAGGTCGCAAAGGCCGCCTCTCGCGCCCGGATTCGCGAGCGGGCGCGCGCCTTCCAGGAGGTGTTCGGCGCCTGGGAGAAACCCACCCCGCACGGCGAGCGCATCCTCGAGGCGCTGCTTGCGAAGTTCGGCAATCCCCCAGGCCAGCACGGGCTGCCGCCGAATGTGCTCGACCGGACCGATCGGACGGATGAGTACCAGACGTGGCGGCGGCTTGGGCACTTCGACGTGATGGAGTACATTAGAACGCAGCTCGAGTGGAAAGAGCCGCGGGAGTAACGACGCATGGGCACCCCAGCAGATCAAGCGATGGCAGGAGCGAAGGGCGGGGCAGCCCCCGCCGGCGGTGGCTCACCGAACGGTGGCGCAGCTCCCGGAGGCGGGAGCGCGAACCAGCCGTTCTTTGCCGCCTGGGACAAGCCCGAGCAGGCCGAAATCCGCGCCTGGGCGCAGAACAAGAACTACCCCGACACCTTCACGCTCGCGCGCACCGCCCGCGACTTGGAGCGCGAGGCCGCCACCATCCGCCAGGGCAAGGGCTATCCCGTGCCCGGGCAGGACGGGAAGGAAGACGAGAACGCGGTCAAGGCGTGGCGCGCGCTCACCGGGGTGCCCGAGAGCGCCGACAAGTACGATCTCGCAGTGCCGGCGGAAAACCCGTATCCACAGTTCAAGGCCTATGTCGCCGAGGAGCTCCTGAAGGCCCACGTGCCGGGCGCGATGGCGACGCGCATCTCCAGGGGCTACGAGGCGGCCATGCAGCGCATGGAGACGGAGCTTCGCGCCCAGGAGGACACCGCGAGCACTGAGGGCCTGAAGCAGCTCGAACGCGACTGGGGCCCGCAATACCAGGAGCGCATGGGGATCGCGAACGCCGGCAAGTCCTTCATCGCGCAGGAAGTCGGGGGCTTGACGGACATCCAGCTCCGCACGCTCGAGGCCGTGCTCGGGACGCCCAAGTGGATGACGCTCCTCTACAAGTTCGGGGCGGGCAACACCGAGCACCGGTTCGCTGGCGATGGCGGCTCGCCCCCTGGGTTCCAGGGCGGGGCAAGCGAGGCGCAGGCGCGGCTCGATGCGCTCACGGCCGCCCGGTCGGCCGGCGAGATCAGCGCGCATCAGTGGCGCGAGATCACGAAGACGGGCGGGGAATACGACCAGCTCGTCAGCCAGATCACCAAGGGCTTCGCGCAGTAGGGGCTCGTCATGTGGTACTGCGACCAGCTCGAGAAGTTCGGCCACCACGCGATCGCGCGCTTCACCCGCTTTCGCGTCCCCGGCGAGCGCGAGAGCATCGAGGTCAAGAAAGTACAGTTGACGCTCGACACCGCGACGCACCCGATCCCGGGGCAGCGCTACGAGTTCGTCAAGGACAAGGCAGGCACCGAGAGCTTCGTGCCCTACACGCCGCCCCCGCCGAAGGACACGCCCCCCTCCCCTTGATTGTGCCACCTGCCGCGTGCATCGTCTGAGCCCACGGATGCGGACACGGCGAGGACCTCGCCCCCGCTGACAGGCGGAAAGACGCCGGCCTGGCGGACCTGAACCGCAAGAGGCGCCCCCCGAAAGGGACACGGCACTCGCGAACTGATCGCGTTACGCACGCGCCGCGAGGGCCGCCATGTCGACCAACATCGTCACGTTCTACGTCCAGCAGTACGCCAAGGTCCTGAACGAGCTCGTTCAGCAGAAGACCTCGCGCCTGCGCAAGTGGTGCACCGAGGAGCGCTACGTCGGCCAGGCCGGAAGCCCGGTCGAGCAGGTGGGCGCCGTCGCGATGCAGCCGGTCACGCAGCGCTACGGCCCCATGCAGCGGGTCGATGCGCAGACGAACCGCCGCTGGGTCTACCCCTCGGACTACGATCTGCCGCAGCTCTTCGACAACTTCGACAAGCTCCGGCTCCTCATCGACCCGAAGGGCAAGTTCGTGCAGAACGCGCACTTCGCCGCGAACCGCCAGTTCGATGACCTCATCATCGCCGCCCTCGGCGGAAACGCGCAGACGGGCGTCTCGGGCCAGAACACGACCGCGCTTCCCGCTGCCGAGATCGTGTCGGTCCAGCAGGGTGCGACCGCCCCGACGGGACTCACGGTCGCCAAGATGCGCCAGGCGAAGCTCATCCTCGAGCAGAACGAGGCGGTGTCAGATGAGGAAGGCGACCCCGGCGATCCGACCGACGGGCTCGTCATGATCGGCAAGGCGAAGCAGATGGATAACCTACTCGCCGAGACGCAGGTCATCAGCCGCGATTTCAACGACGTGGCGGCGCTCGTCGACGGGCGCGTGAAGCGCTTCCTCGGCATCGACACGGTGCGCATCGAGCGGCTGCTCACGGGCACGGACGACCAGGCGGGCACCTCGACCAAGGTGCACATCTGGCAGAAGCTCGGGATGCATCTCGGGCTCTGGAACGACATCTCGACCAACATCAGCCAGCGCCATGATCTCCAGAGCGAGCCGTGGCAGGCGTACGTGTTCATGACGGCGGGTGCGACCCGCCTCGAAGAGGCCCGCGTCACGCAGGTGTGGGCACGCTAAACCGACCCGGGTAAATAGCCAGGGGGCCGGTCCCCAGCTTGGAGCCCGCAGGAGCAACCTAGATGGCCGTCGTCAATCGCCTCTCGACCACGATCTCGAACTTCGACGCGAGCCCGCGCGTCCTCACCTCCGGCTACATCGCCGGGGCGAACGACACGGTATGTGTGGCAACCGTCGCGACGGTCGCGACCGACTCGATCGGCTCGACCTACCGCTACGGGTTCCTGCCGTCCGGCGTGCGCGTGCAGGACATCGAGCTCATGAACGATGCCACCACGGCGGGTGTCTGGAAGTTCGGCGTCTACAACAACGATCAGCAGGCCCTCACCTCGACGACCGGCGGGGTCGTCTCGACCTCCGCGGCGGGCGCGCTCTCGCTCACGAGCTCGGATCAGATTTTCGCGACCGGCGTCTCGACGGCGGCTGCGAACTCGGCCTGGAAGAGCGTCTACAGCCCGAGCATCCTCGCGGCCGGTTTCCTCGCGGCGAACGTGCTCCTGCGGGTGTGGGAACTCCTCGGGCTCGACTTCGACCCCTTCTACGAGTTCCACCTGACGATCACCGCGACCACGGCACCTACCGCGGTCGGCACGATCGCGCTGCAGTACACCTGGGTGCGCTAGACCGTGGCGGTCAGCTACCAGGTTCAGGTCGGGCAGACGCTCGAGCAGGTCACCATCGGCGCCGCAGCTCCCACGGGCGGCGCCGGCATGGTGGAGCTGCGCATCGACCAGACCGCGGCCTCCGTGACGGACGGCAACGCCCCGGGCGGGACGCGCGTCATGAAGCGCGGCGAGGTGCAGGCACTCCTGCGCGTGCTCGAAGAGGCGCTGCTGCGCGACACGAGCATCGGGGAGTAGCCGCCCGATGTCTGCCTCCTGGGGACAACAGCTCGCGGGCTCTGGCACCACGGGCACCGGCAACGGGACCTTCGGTCCCTTCGACTGCCCGGGTGGCCGCATGAGCTACGGCGTCTGCGGGACCTTCGGGGGCGCCTCCGTCCAGTTGAACCAGCTCGGCCCCGACGGCGCTACCTGGGTCCCGGTCGGCTCCGCGGTCACGACCACGGGCTTCGCGATCGTCGAACTCGCCCCGACGCAGCTCCAGCTCGTGATCACGGGCGGAGCGGGTAGCGCCATCTTCGCCTCGATCGGCCGCGTCGTCGCATAACGCTCTCGCTTGTGCCGCTGCGCTCGGCTAGGTTCGCCTCGCCGTGAGCTCGCAAACGGACATCTGCAACCTTGCGCTGGACATCCTCGGCAAGCCGACGATCGTCAATATCACGGACCCCTCGAACGCCGCGCGCGCGCTGAACGCGATCTATGACACGCGCCGCCGCGCCCTCCTCGAGGGCCCTGCCGTGTGGCGCTTCTCGGTCAAGCGCGGCTCGCTCGCCGCGAGTGCGACGGCCCCGGTATCCGGGCCCTTCCAGACGCAGTACCCGTTCCCGACCGACTGCATCCGCCCGCTCCTGGTCGGCGACACCTGGCCCGGGCTCGACCTCTCGGACTACCGCTTAGGCCCGGTCGACAACGACTACCAGATCGAGGGGCGCATGATCCTGTGTGACTTCGGAGCGCCGCTCTCGATCATGTACGTGTCGGATGTGACCGACACGACGCTCTTCAATCCGCACTTCGTGAACTACTTCGGGGCGGACCTCGCCTGGTGGGCGTGCGAGCGCATCACGGGCTCGATCGAGCGGCAGTCCCTTGCCGCGAACCGTCGCGAGCTCGCGCGCAAGGAAGCGACCGCCTCGAACGCATTGGTCCGGGTGCCCGAGATCCCCGCCGACGACACCTGGATCGCTTCCCGGTTGCAGTAGGCCATGGGGAAGGCCTCGCCCGCGATCGTCGCCTTCAACGCCGGGGAACTCTCCCCGCAGATGGAGGCGCGCACCGACGTCGAGCAGAAGTACGCGCTCGGCTGCCACATCTGCCAGAACTTCAAGCTCCTCAAGCAGGGGCCGGCGAAGTTCCGGGAAGGGTCTGCCTACGCCTCCACCGTCAAGAATAGTGCGAACCGCACCTACATCCAGCGCTTCGAGTTCAGCCAGACGCAGGCCTTCGTGCTCGAGTTCGGCGACAAGTACGTGCGCTTCTATACGCTCCACGCGCCGCTCCTCGCGACGGGCGTCGCCGCCTACAACGGCGCGACCGCCTACGTACTCGGCAACCTCGCGCTCTCGGGCGGGATCATCTACTACTGCATCGCCCCGACCACGGGGAACGCCCCGCCGAATGCTACCTACTGGTACCCGATGAGCCCGTACCAGGGGTCCCCGACGACCGCGATCTACGAGATCCCGAGCCCCTACGCGGCCGCCGATCTCTTCGACTCTCTCGGGGAACCGACGCTCGCGATCGAGCAGAGCGGGGACGTGCTCTACATCGCGGGCGGGATCGCGGGCGCCGGCTACCCGCCCTATACGCTGACGCGCTACGCGAACGCTCCTCCCAACTGGCAGTTCGCGGCCTACTTCCCGACGGACGGGCCGTTTGCGGATGCGCTCCCGCTCGTCCCGGGGAGTGAGATCGCGCTCGGCGTCTCGGCCGCCGGATCCCCTGGCGCCACCGTCACGATCACAGCGTATGGGGGCAACGTCTTCGCCTCAACGGATGTCGGGCGCCTGGTGCGCATCGACACGCAGATTTTCGCGGTCACCCCCTGGACTTCGCAGACCGCTTTCGGGGCAGGCACGCGCTGCACGAACAACGGCAACAACTACATCACGCCCGCGGGCGGGACCACCGGTGGCTCCCCGCCAGTCCACACCTCCGGCATGGCGCTCGATGGCCAGGGCGCGGTCGAATGGATCTACACGGACTCCGGCTACGGGGTGGCGCAGATCACCGCCTACGTGAGCGCAACGCAGGTCACGGCGAAAGTCATCAAGCAGTTCCCGGCGAGCGTCATCGCGAGCTCGGCGGCGATCACCGGAATTACGCAGGCATTCCCTGCGGTCGTGACCTGCGCCAACGCCTTCACGGCGAGCGAGGCGCTCTTCATCTACGGCGTCCAGGGGATGACGCAGATCAACCAGCAGACGCCGGTCTCGAACCAGACCGCCAACGGCGCGAACGCCACGCTCGCGGGCGTCGACTCGACGAGCTACAGCGCCTATACATCCGGCGGCACGATCGTGGGCGGGGCATCGGTCGAGTGGCAGCTCGGCGCCTGGTCGAATACGACCGAGTGGCCGCGCTGCCTCGCCTTCTTCAAGGACCGCCTCTTCTGGGCCGGCAAGCTCAACGTGTGGGGATCGGTCCCGGGGCTCTATACCTCGCACACGCCTGACTTCTTCGGCCAGCAGACGACAGACTCGGCGTTGAACCTCTTCATCAGCGGCTCGGACGCCTCCGGCACCACCTGGATGTCGTCCGCGATCCTCCTCCTCATCGGCACGCAGGGCGGAGAATACGGGCTCGACGCCGCCAACTTCTCGACCTCCCCGCTCGGCCCCTCGAACGTCGAGATTTTGAGGCAGAGCCAGTGGCGCTCCCGCCCGATCCGCCCGCAGCTCCTCGGCACCACGATCGTCTATGTGCAGCGCGCAGGCCGCAAGCTCTTCGCGATGGACTACACGCTCTGGCTCAATCGCTACGACTCTACGGATCAGAGCAAGTACGCCTTCCACATCGGGGTGGGCGGCATCGTGAGCCTGGCGCTCCAGCAGGAGCCCGATTCGATCGTATGGGCGCTGCGGGCCGACGGGACGCTCCTCTCCTACACCTTCAACCGCGAGGACAACGTCACCGCCTGGGCGCGCCACAACTTAGGCGGGAACGCGGTCGTCGAATCGATCGCCGTGATCCCCGCTCCCGATGGCCTGCGGGATGAGCTCTGGATGAGCGTGCAGCGGGTCGTGAACGGGGCGATCGTGCGCACGGTCGAATACCTAGCCAAGCCCTGGGAAGGCCCGCAGGGCGGCCAGCAGGGGGATGCGCAGTCGGCCGCCTGGTACGTCGACTGCGGGCTCCAGTACCTCGCGCCGACGACGAACCCGATCACGAACGTGACGATCGTGAATAGCTCGGTCGGACATCTGCACATCCTGCAATGCACGGTAACCGTGACCTGTGCCAATAGCTTCAGCGCAGGCCAGCAGGTCAATATCTCGGGCGTCGTCTCAAGCGGCACGCTCAACGTGAACGGCTCCTGGACCGTGACCTCGGCGAGTGCGACGCAGTTCGTCTTCGTGCTCGGGGGCAACTACACCTTCGTGTACGTGAGCGGCGGCGGGGCCGTGCTCAGTGTCCCGAGCACGGGCTCGACCGTGATCACGGGGATCCCCGCGGTGCTCTGGAATCAGACCGTCGCGATCCTGGCGGACGGGGGCGTGCAGCCGCAGCAGGTCGTGAGCGGCACCGGCACGCTCACGGTCCCCGGGACCTTCAGCACCGTGACGTTCGGCTTCCCCTACCAGGGGAACATCGTGCCGATGCGCTTCGAAGGCGGGGCGGACGTCGGCACCGCGCAGGGGAAGATGAAGCAGGGGGCGAACCTCGTGCTGCGCCTCGTCGACTCGCTCGGGGGCATCGTCGCGCAGCTCTCGAATATCGATGCGCTGACACAGGTCTACTCGAATCCGCTCGGGCTCACGAGCCTCTCGCCGGCACTCACCGAGTCGATCCGCTACAACGACACGAGCACCCCGCTCGATACTCCGCCATCGATCCAGTCGGGCGACTTCCCGATCTCGACCTTCCCGCACAGCGCAACCTCGGATCAGGACGAGCGGGACTTCTACGTCCTGGTGCAGCAGAACGATCCCGTGCCCATGACGGTCGTCGGGCTCTTCCCGAACTACAACGTGCAGGAACCCTCGGGGCGCGGATGAGCTTTCGGGTCGTCCCCTACCGGCCGGTGCACTTGGAGATCCTCCTCGCCGGGGACCTTCAGCCCGCACAGCGGCGCATCGTCTCGCATGTGCCGGCGGACGCGGCTAGGGTCCTGAAGCTTCCAGGCATGGCGCTCACCGCGCTCGAGGGCGATCACGTGATCATGACGGGCGGGGCAATTCCCCTGGCGAACCGCTTCGGCGTTCTATGGGCGGTGCTCTCGGAGGACGCGGGCCGCTACATGATGCGCCTGCACCGCGGCACCCAGCGCTTCATCGAGATCGGCAACTGGCGCCGGCTCGAAGCCTCAGTCGAACAGGACTTCCCCGCCGGCTGCCGCTGGCTCGAGCTCCTCGGCTTCACGCGCGAGGGACCGCTCGCCTGCTACGGCGATGACGGCGCCGACCACTGGCGCTACGCAAAGGTGCAACGCTGATGGCTGTACTACCGCTTGCCGTGATGGCGGCGTCCGCGATCTACCAGGGCGCACGCGCCAAGCAGACCGCGGACGCGAACGCTCAGGTGATGACGAACGAGGGCGCCTCCGCGATGGCGCAGGGCGTCGCGGCCGAGAACCTGCAGCGCCACGCCGGGCGCGAGGCGCTCGGGCGCGAGACCGCCGCCTTCGGGTCCGCCGGCGTCGGCTACCAGGGGAGCGCGCGCACCGCGCTCAAGCAGTCGGCGATCAACGAGGAGCTAGACGCCCTCACGACGCGCTACCGCGGCGCCTTCACGGCCTACGGCTACAACACCCAGGCGCTGAACTTGAAGCAGGAGGGGGACGAGGAGATGACGAGCGGGATCCTGCTCGCGGGCTCCAAGGCCCTCTCCGCCATGGGCGGCAGCTACTTCAAGCCGCCGCCGACCGCAGCTCTCGGGGGCGGCAACACGTCCGCGGCCTACGTGAACGGCATCCCGACGACCTAACCCATGGCGCGCGGCGAACCGGGCGAAGCGGGCTATACGCCGGAAGTCTCCCCGGAGGTCCTGCCGCGCAAGATCATCCCCGAGGTGCGGCGCACGCCCTTGGTCGCCGGCATCGAAGGCCTCGCCGGCGCCGTCGAGCGCAAGTACACGGGCGATGTCGAGACCTACGCGGGGAACGAGCTCGCGGACCTGCGCCTCGGGATGAGCCAGGCGATGGAGCAGGCGAAGACGAACGCCGCTCCCGGGGCGGAAGGGTTCACGACGGACGTGCTCAAGCAGTTCGACGGGCGCGCCAAGCAGTACGACCTCTCGAACCCCTACCTCGCGCGCGCCATGGGACCGGGGCTGAACCGCCTGCGCGACCAGTTCGGCCAGGAGGCACTCGCCTACGAGGCGCAAGCGGGCATCAAGTACCGCCAGCAGTCCGCCATCGACACGACGGACAAGCTCGCGATGATCGCCGCCCAGCACCCGGACCAGGCCGAGGACCTGGTCGGCCAGGCGCTGAAGCAGGTGAAGTCGTCCCGCCTGGGGCCCGATGTCGAGCTCGAGACCAGCCGCTATGTGATAGGCGCGATCAACAAGAGCGCCGTCGAGGCGCGCATCCAGGCGGATCCCTACCGCACGATGCAGCAACTCCTCACCCCCGAGACCGCCGACACGACCATCCAGGCGCTGAAGCCCGCGGAGCGCGAGGTGCTCCTCTCCCACGCGGATGCCATGCTTCACCAGCGGGTGGCGGATGCCGAGCGGCTGGAAGCCATGCGCGACAAGGAGGAGCGGCAGAACGCCTCCGCAGCGCTCACCCAGCTCATGGTGAAGTCCCAGTCCACGGACGGCGTCTCCATGGCGGACGTCATGAAGGTGGCGCCGCTCTTCCGGCACGAACCGGCGGCGCTCTCCTCTGCCATGGCGATCGCCTCGGGCAAGAGCGTCGACACGGACCCGCACGTTTATCTCCCGCTCCTGCAGCGTGCGCAGGCCGGGGAGGACGTGTCGAGCGACGTGATGGCAGCCGCTGGTCACTCCCTCTCTACGCAAGCGGCGGCGCAGCTCCTCCAGATCGGCGACCGGGGACTGCCGAACGCGCACAAGCAGGCGCTGGACTCCGTCGACGGGTACTTCAAGCAGGGGCTATTCGATAAGTACGACCCGAGTTTCAACGCGAAGCACGTGGATGCGAAGAACGCGATGCTCGACTGGCTGCGCGCGAATCCGAACGCGACCCCGGGGCAGGCCACAGCAGCGGCCGGTGACATCGCGCGCACCTATCTCCCGGTCGGCGATGCCATGGCGACGCTCGATCGGCCGCGCTTCATGAAAGGGACGCAGCTCGCCCCGGACATCGACGGTACGATCCGTGCGACTCGGGACGCCGAGCTCGCGCACCGCATCAGCCACGAGGAGGCCGTCCAGCAGATGGCGCTCATCGCCCAGTGGGCGGCGATCGCCGACCGCGCGGCGCGCTTAGGAGCCCAGCGCAAGGCGACGACCCAGTGACCGACCTCACCGACAGCCCGCGCCTGCCTGACGCGTACACGGACTACCGCGGGAGCGCCACGGACGAGGCCGCCTACGCGGCCATGCTGTCGCGAGTGCAGGCACCCGTAGGCGCACCACCTCCGCAGGGCGGATCGCCGCAGGCAGGCCCGCAGGCGCAGCCACAGCCGCCCACGGCACCGGGGGCGACGGAGGAGCCCGGGTTCGTCAAGACGGCGATGCCGGAGCCTGGGGCCGCCGCAGGAGCCGCGGCCAGGAGCACCGCTCCGTCCGAGGAGATGATCCAGGCGGAGATGCAGCGCCTTGCCACCGAGAAGGTGGACGCCGCGAAGTATGCGAACCCGGAAGTCGCGCGCGCGGCCGCGCTCAAGAACCTGGGGGCCGCGAATGAGGAGGAGGCGGTTCCACGTGGAACAGAAGCCGCGACCGCCGCCCAGGGCGGCTATGCTGCGGTCACGAGTGCCTTCAACCGCGAGAAGGCGCTTGAGGGGCGCTTCGCCCGCGACGTCGGTGTCGGGGCGCTGGAGACGCCCGGCGCGGTCGTGCGCGGCATGCGCGACTCCGTGCAGTCCTCGCTCGATGGTGCGGCGGACTTGGGCACCTGGCTCGAGAAGGCCGGGAACCTGCCGGTCCTGCGCTACAACGTGCCTGGAGTCAGCGGGTACGACCCGGCGAAGCCCTTCCTCTCGCTCGTCTCGGGGGCCGAGCGCGACGAGCTCCACCGCCCCTTCGAGGGCACCGAGCTCCCGGGACGCTTCGAGCAGACGACCGTGACCGCGAACCTCGTGAAGGGCGTCACCCAGTTCGCGACCTCAATGGCGCTCGCGGGGCGAGAGATGAAGCTCCTCGGGGTCCCGACGCAGGCGGCCGGATGGGTCGGGCGTGGGCTCACCGCGGCGCGCGGGTTCCTCGCCATGTTCCAGGGATTCGATGGCGGCCAGCACCGCCTCTCGGATCTCATCCAGCAGGTGCCGGCGCTGCGTAACCCGGTGACGTCCTTCCTCTCAACGAAGCCGGACGACAACGAAGCTGTGGGGCGCCTCAAAAACGCCGTGGAAGGCTCTGCGCTCGCGCAGGCGACGGATGGAGTCGTGGCGGGGCTTCGGGTGCTCCGCGGGGCGTTCGCCGCGCACGAGACCGCTCAGGCGGCCGTAGAGGCTGCCGCTTCTGCGCCGCCGCCGCGGCCTTCCGCCGGGCTCGATGCCCTGGGAGAAGCCGCGAACGAGGAGAATGCCGCGCGCCCGACGGTCGCGATTGCCAAAGACTGGGGGCTGCCGGAGCCGGCGAGCCTGCAGACGCTCAAGCTCTCGGCGGCCGCCAAGGCGACCGAGGGCATGGAGCCGCACGATGTGACGCCGGTCAAGGTCACGCACGAGGTCGGAGAGGTGGGTGATCACGTCGCGCGGAGCCCGAACGGGGAGATTCATGCGCAGGAGTCGGGCGACTATCTCCTGGTGAACCGCTCGGACGTCGCCGAGGAGGCGCGCGGCAAGGGTGAGGCGATCGCGATGATGGAGCGCCTGCAGCAGGAGGCGGAGCAGCGCGGGCTCAAGCTCGGCTCGAACGTCTCGGTGTCGCCTGATGCGCAGCGCGTATACGCGGGCTTGGAGCGCCGCGGCTACCAGGTGACGCAGAACCCGGCCGAGGAGTCCGAGACCACCGGCAACCTCGTGAGCAAGGACGGGCGCCCGGTCTTCGAGGTGGGCCCGAAGGTCGAGGGCGTGCAGATCAACTTCGCACGCGTGAACTCTGGCGAGGACGTGCAGAAGGTCATGCAGGACCTCGCAGACCGTTTCTCGGGGGACATCAACACGGCGCGCCGTGGGGTGCGCACCTTCCAGCAGACCGAGCTCGGCGCCCAGGCCGAGGACGCCTTCAAGACGCTGATGGACCGGCGCGTCGGGCAGCCGCTCAATGCCGAGCAGGGTCTCGCCGCGCGCCAGCTCTGGGCCTCCTCGGCATCCAAGGTGATCGAGCTCTCGGACATTGCGACGAAGGCCCCCACCGTCGAGAACCTCTTCGCGTTCCGGCGGATGCTCGCGACCCACGCGGCGATCCAGCAGGAGGTGATCGCGGCGCGCACCGAGACCGCGCGCGCACTCGGCGCTTGGCGCATCCCGGCCGGGGATGATCCGCTGCGCATCGAGCAGATGGTGCAGAGTCTCTCGGCAGACGCGGGCCTTAAGGGCGGGGCGCAGACCGCGCTCACGCTCGCGCAGAAGGTCCAGGAGCTCGCGGCCGCTCAGGATTACAAGACGATCGATACCTTCCTGGAAAAGAGCGCCTACGCGCGCACGCGCGATGCCGTGCTCGAGGGCTACACGAACGCGCTCCTCACCGCCCCGCTCACCCACGTGAAGGTGATTGCCTCCAACACCGCAACCATTGGGCTGCGGATCGCCGAGCGGGCGGTCGCCGCCAAGATCGACCAGCTCATGGGCAACACCGACGGTGTGGCGGCAGGCGAGGCCGCGGCGCAGGTCTCAGGTCTCGTCGGGGGCTTCAAGGATGCGCTGCGGTTCGCGGGCAAAATCTCGCGCAGCGTGTGGGCGGAGGAACCCTGGGAGGGCGGTCGGGGACTCGAGATGCCGGCGCTAGAGAACGACCCGCTCTCGAACGCCATCCAGGCGGCGCGCACCGGGCAGTATTCGCTGAAGCCCATGGGGGACCCGGAGTACATGCAAAGCGCGGGCGCCATCAGCTCGGCGGCGCTGCGGATGTCGGACGCGGGCTTCGTCGGCCAGGGGGTCGATTACCTCGGGCAGCTCGCCCGCATGCCCGGGCGCTCGCTCACCGCCGAGCACGACTTCTTCCGGTCGATCGGCTACCGGATGGAACTCAACGCGCTCGCCACCCGCCAGGCGACCCAGGACGTGCTCGCGGGTCGGATCGCCGAGGACGGGATGGGCAACCGGATCGCCGAGCTCCTGGAGAACCCGCCGCCGCAGCTTCGGATGGACGCGGTCAACGGGACGCTCTACCAGACCTTCACGGACGCGCCCGGCAAGCTTGCGGAGCGAATCGGGGAGCTGCGCAACGACTACCCGCTCCTGCGGGTCCTCATCCCGTTCTACAAGATCCCGTCGCGCATCCTCGCCTTCACGGGCGAACGTACGCCGCTCGCGCCTGCGATGCAGACCTTCCGCGACAACATCGCGGCCGGGGGCGCCCGCCAGTCTCTCGCCATGGCGCAGATGGGCTTGGGCACGATGACGATGCTCGCCACCGCGGATGCCGTCTTCTCGGGCCAACTCACGGGGAGCGGGCCGGCGGAGAAGGGCACCCGAGCCGTGCTCGAAAACGAGGGCTGGCAGCCCTATTCGATGAAGGTCGGCAACCGCTGGGTGCAGTACAACCGGCTTGAGCCGACGGGCTCCGCGATGGCCCTCGCGGCCGATGCGGTCGAGGCGATGCAGCACTTCCACGCAGGCGTGAATGGGGACGACCCCGACACCGCGAATCTCGCGCTCGCCACGACGTTTGCGATCGCGAACGACATCACTTCCAAGAGCTACCTCCAGGGACTCTCGAACTTCTTCGGCGCGATGAGCGGCGACCCCTCCAAGGCCGGGCACGCGATCCTCTCCGAGACCGGCTCGCTTGTGCCGGCCGGGCTTGCTGCACTAGACCGCGTGACCGACCCGAACAAGCGCGAGGTGTATCGCATGATCGATGCGATTCGGGCGCGCACGCCCGGGATGTCGGAGGGCCTCCCGCCGCTGCGTGGTCCCTGGGGCGAGCCGATCCCGAACGGCTCAGGGATGGGCGCGAGCTTCGATCTCTTCTCGCCATTTGGCACGCGCCCAGCGGCGAACGAGCCGATCGATGCCGAGCTCCTGCGCCAGCAGATCGACATTCCGCGCACGCCGTCCCGCACCGCGATCCACGGGGTCACGCTGGACTTGAACCGCATCGACCCGAAGCTCTACTCACGCTACCAAGAGCTCGCCGGCAACGGCTACAAGGGGCCAGATGGCTTAGGTCTCAAGGACGCGCTGAACGCGCTCGTGACCGGGAACCATCCCTATTCGCCGACCTACCAGCGCCTCACCGACGGTCCCGATGGCACGAAGGCCGACATGATCCGCGACATCGTGGCGGAATACCGTAACGGGGCCAAGGAGCAGGTCCTCCAGGAGAACGCCGGCGTGCTCGGTCCCATGATCCAGGACGGGATCGCGGCAAAGCAGTTCATCAAGGCAGGCCCGCAATGACGATTCAGAGCCCGACCAACCGCGTCCTCCTCTCGTGCGATGGCACGACCAAGACCTTCAACGTCGCGATCCAGGCGTATCAGTCGAGCGACTTCGAGGTGATCCTCACCGCTCCGCTGAGTTCGGGCGGTGCGCAGACGACGCTCGTCCTGAACTCTGACTACTCCATGGCGACCTCAGGCTCGCTCTCCCCGACCCAGTGGACGCTCACGACGCTCGCGGCGGCCGCCTATGCTGCGGGCTACACGCTGCAGGTGATCCTCGCGCCCGTCGAGACGCAGGCGAGCCAATATGTGCAGGGGCAGGCGTTCCCCTCGGCCGCGGTCCAGGCGAACCTCGATCGCTTGACGCAGATGGTGCTGCGTCTCCAGGACCAGGTGAGCCGCAGCTTCGTGGCGCCCGACGGCGATGTCTCGCCGCTCGTGACGCTCCCGTCCGCGCGCGCCCGCTCGCTCTCCGGGGCCGGCGGCGGCGTCCCGTACTTCGACGCGAACGGCAACCTGCAGATCGGCGTCGTGCCGAGCACCGCGCTTACGCAAGCCGTCTTCAACGCACTCCTCGCGGCCGCGACCCTCTTCCCACTCACCCCGGGGGAAATCGCGACCAGCATCACCCCGACGAACTTCAGCGATATAGGCCTGCCGATCGCGGATGCGCGTCGCTACGGCTTCGGAGCGACCGGCAACACTGCGGCGCAGAACCTCACGGCATTGCAGAACGCGATCACCGCTGTCGCTCAGGTTCCGGGGAGCAACGGCGGGACCGTGCAGCTCCCGCCCGGCTCGTACCCGCTTCCCGCAACGGGCGGCGTCGTCATCCCTCCCGGCGTCGCGGTGCGCGGCTGCGGCAAGCGTGCGACCTATATCACCTGGGCGCCGACCTCCGGGTCCCCGGTGCTCTTCCAACTCGGCAATAGCTCAACCTCGACCGCCTTCGGCACGGCGTTGTCGGACCTGACGGTGCAGCTCACCGGAACCCTCGGCATCATCTGCTTGCTTTACAACACGGTCGGGGGCGAGGTGTCGCGCTGCTACTTCGAGGGCGAGACCATCAGCGCCGGGCGCACCACGCAGGGTGTCGTCATCGACGCCGCGAGTGGGGTTCTCGGGTCCTTCTTCAATCACGTGACCGATGTCGAATGTGCGCACCTGCACGTCGGATTTCAGCAAAAGAGCTCGGGCAGCACGCAGCCCACGCAGAACCATTTCACCAACTGCAACGCCGTCAGCGATGTCGGCACCGACACTACCTGCGTCGGCATCCAGCACGGCGACGGCGTGACTGCGGGCGTCGGGCAGCTCTCGGTCTACGAACATATCGACCTCGAGAGCTGCGGCGTGGGTGTGCACTGCTACGCGGCAGTAGGTCCCGCCACCTGGGTCGGCGTGCGGTTTGAAGGCAACACGACCGATATCCTGTACGACGCCAACGCCGCGGGCCAGTGCTGGTTCGGCACCAACGCCGGCCTCAGCACCGGGCTTGTGACCGATAACACGGGCGACTTCCGCAACCGTTATTTCGGGACCTGGGACGGCGGGAACAACCAGACCGTACAGCGGCACGGATTGGCGCGCTTCGGCGCGAACGTCGCGACCGATGTCCCGATGCGCGTCGACATGGCGCCATCGCAAACGGGCAACCTTTGGGAGGCGCGCAACAGTTCCGGGAACCTCGTGGGCGGCATCAGCCCAGCGGCATCGGGGCTCGCGCCGGGACTGCGACCCTTTGACGTCGCGGGCATCTCGGGGACCGGGACGCCGGCGAACAACCTGCGCGGAACGGCGACCTTCGCCGCAGCGACCTCGGTAGCGGTCTCCTTCGCGACGGCCGAGCCGGATGCGAGCTACCTCGTCGCGCTGGGCGGCAACGCTGCGGGCTACTGCTGGGTGACGGCGAAGGGAACGGGAGGCTTCACCATCAACTGCTCGGCCGCGAACAGCAATTCGACCGACTGGCACCTCTTGCGGTGAGTGCTCCCGCGCCGTCATCATCCTGCAGCAGGCGCTCGGGGTGACGCCAGACGGGGTGCTCGGGCCTGCGACGCTGCGGGCCGCCCAGGGCGCCGGACCCGTAGCGGTTAAGAAGTTTGCAGCGCGCCGCTCATCAAGGCGGTGCAGGAACAGTACCTCCAGATCACCTCCCTCCTCGCGCGGGTCGCGGCGCTGGAGGCGAAGTGAGTGACCGGGAGTGAAGGACGAGCGAGTGATGCAGTTATCTCCCAACTTCACGCTCGAGGAGCTCGTCTTCTCGCAGACGGCATCGCGCTTGGGCATCGACAATACGCCGCCGGCGGTCGCGCTCGAGGAGCTCGGGCGCCTCTGCGCAACGCTCCTTGAGCCCGCGCGCACGGTGCTCGGCGTGCCGCTGCACGTGGACTCCGGCTACCGGTGCCCGGAACTGAATTCCCGGATAGGCGGGGCGAGCGCAAGCGCTCATATGGAGGGGCGTGCCGCCGACCTGATCCCCATCGGCGTGCCGCTCGCCACCGCCTTCGAGACGCTGCGCACGCAGGCGGACCTGCCCTATGACCAGATCATCTTCGAGTGCGCGGCCTGGATACACCTCGCGATCGCGCCCCCGGGAGCCGAGCCGCGGCGCCAGGCGCTCACCGCGACGGGGAACCCCGGCGCGTGGCAGTATCAGCTCGTCGCTTAAGGAGACTCACCATGTCGACACTGAATGATCTCAAGGCCGCGGCCACCGCGAAGCTCGGAAGCGTGCACGCGGACGTGATGACCTATATCTCGGCGCTTGAGGCGCGCGTGCGCGCGAACGCCGTCTGGATCCTCTGCGGCACGGTCGCGGGCGCGCTCTTGGGCTACGCGATCCGCTCGATCGTGAAGTAGGGCGGCCGCCGTGTTCGCCCTGCTCGAACGGCTCGCGACCTGGATGGTCCCGCCCGTCGGGCACGACCCGGCGGTCGAGCTCGCCTACCGGTGGCGGATGTCAGGGATCCTCTGCGGCACCTTCCTCGCGGTCGTGCTGCTCTACTACGGGCTCGCATACCGCAGGGGGCTGCCAGATCTCATCCGCCCGGCCACCGCCCAGGAGGTGCGCGAGCAAGTGAAAGAGGCAAAGCTCCAGCTCGCGAGCACGATCACGGCCGTGCAGACGGAGGTGGACAAGATTTCGGCGAACCAGGACACGCAGACCAGGGCACTCCACGACGACCGCGTCGAGCGTCTTGACCAGCAGCTCCTCTGGGTGCGGGAGAAGAATTGCACGGCGCGTAACGCGGAAGCGAAGCGCCTCTACTTCGGACGCCTCGCGGACCTCCTGCAGCGCTACCGCGCGATCACCGGCGCCGACTGGCGGATCCCGAACTGCAACGAGGTGGGCAACGCGCCTTGAGGGTGCGGCGCCCGCGCTGTAGGCTCAGTTCCGCATGATCGCGTACCTCAAGCGCTGGTGGACCGAGGCGAAGGACAAGCTCACCGTGTGGTTAGCCGCTGCGGCCGGTGTCGCCTCGCAGGTGCCGACCTGGATCGATAGTCTCGTCGATAACGCCGACACGATCCGCGGGCAGCTCCCGGACGTGCAGCAGCACCTGCCCGAGACGCACTGGCTCAAGGTGGGATTCGGGGTGGCCGCTGGCGTGCTCGCGATTGCCGCCATGTGGGCCCGCGTGCGCCGCAACCTCCATCCCCAGCCATGAGCCTTGACGGCATCCTCGCGATCGCGGTCGGGCTCATCATCGCAGCCCTCGGGATCACCGTGAAGCTCGAGGCCGACGCCCTCGCCAAGGCCCGCACGCAAAACGGCGCCCAGACGCAGCAGCTTGCCCAGGACGCGGCGGCGCTCAAGACATCGGGCGACTCCCTTACTGCCGCGCTCGCCGACGTAGCGCGCTGGCAGAGCGCCTGCGCGGAGGATTCCGCCAAGCTCTCGCAGGCCGAATCGGCTCTTACCGCCCTCGAAGGAAGGCTCGATGCATCACAGGCCGCGCTCACTGCGGCGGAGGCAAAGGACCGTGGGACCCCACAATGTGCTGCGCTCCTTGGCGCTGATCTCGCTGCTGTCTGCCCTGACATTGCTGGCAGCCTGCGCGAGCGTGCCGCCACCGGTCACGGTCACTAAGACGGTCGACGTGCCGGTGCCGGTCGTCGTGAAGCCGGATGCCGCGCTCACGGCCGACTGCCCGCCGGCGGAAGTCATCCCGGCGTCCGGCCCGCTCACCGTCGAGGCGGTGATCGGCGAGCTCGAAGCGACCCGTGCCGCACTCGCACTCTGCCGCGCACGGCTCGCCGCGTTACGATAGTCACTCCACCAGGAGATCCGCGATGCCGACGACCTTCCCCCCGCTGAATCAGATCACCATTGTGCCGGCAACGACCGGCCCCGGAGGCGCGCCGCTCCCCTCGGGCGAGACCGAGGCGAGCATCACGCTCGGGATCCGCCCGGACGGCGACGCGGCTCACGGTCCCGGCAACTACGGGACGCTCGTGGTCGTGCCTCCCGGGCAGACGACCGAGAGCCTGGCGGCGCTCAACGCGGCGATCGGATCCGCGCTCGCCCCCGGCAATTACTGGCTGAACGGCAAGCAGACCGACACGTACCAGGGAGCCAACTTCACCAGTGCGTGGGGCGCGACGGAGGTGCCTTTCTCAATCCCTTTGCCCGGTGCCGCCCCGGATGCTCCGCAGCTCTCTGTCTCCTGACGTGCTGGCTCCCGGGCTGGATGAAACGGCACTGCGTGTTCTGTAAGCGCTGCTGTCCGTGAGCTACCCGAACGCCTCCCTGCAGAGGTTATGCCGCTGCGGGGAGGTCTTCGAGATCCCCGAGGGGCCGAGGCGCGGGCGGCGGCGCATGCTCTGTGCAAAGTGCCGGGGAAGAGCTAGCCACAGACGTAAGAGTTCAGCGCCGCGCTGATGCGCTGTCCGGTGAGCATGCTTGCGGCGCTACGAATATCCCCGGCGGCCTTGGGATCTCGCAATCGGTCGGACGCCACAAATGCAGGCAGTACGGATGGCAGTTCCGGTGATCGCTCACCGGCACATGGAGCTGCATCACCGTGTCCTCTGGCGCCCAGAACCGCCGCTTGATGGCCTCCATCTCGTCCCATGTCGGCGTGCGGTCGGAGTGGCTGACGCTGACGTGCTCCCATCCCTCGCCATTCGAGAAGATGATCTTTGTGTCGCGTGAGGAGATGTACAGGTAGCCGTTGCTACGGTCGCCCATGTCCTTCCCGGTCCACGGGTCCGGCCGTCTATAGATCTCCCAATCCATCGGGCAGCGCATCATGCGAATACCGTCTCCCAGTCCAGCACCGCGCGCTCGATCCGGCCGCAGTACTCGCACTCGCGCGTGCCACCGATCTTTTGATCCTCAGGAGGTCGCTCCATGAGCGACGATGGATTCTTGCCGTACCACCATCGGTGCTGGCAGCGGACGGGCGTGTGCGGGCATCGGTCCTCCGAATAGCAGACGGGGCACGGGGTGATTAGGTGCTCAAGAGGAGTGAGCTTGTGTTCCATTGATCGGTGCTCTCCGCTCATGTGATTTCCTTCCCGCCAATGCCGGTCATCTGAATCCGGCGCCGTAGCGTCCCGAGCAGCTCATAGATGTCTCGCATGTCGCGGGCTTTCCGGGCTGCCCACTCCTCTGGCTTCTTGTCGAGCCATTGGATCTCGCTCCAGCAGAACTTCATGGCCCGGTCGATTGTCGGTATGTCAGCGACGAACATGGAGGTTAGTCCGCACTATGAGCACGTCGCTTCTTGGATGGGTAGGCTATAGCTATCTCAAGCTCCATGACACGCTCGGTAAGCCGCTTCACTTCGTCAGCCGCCCACTCAGCGGTGTTACCCCATCCCGGATGACCTTCGGCTCTGATCTCCTGCGCTAAAAGGCGCAGCCATTTCTCATGTTGGTTCACTTGCCATGCTCCGCTATGGATGTATCCGAAACTCTCTTGATCCAGTCTCGCGCCCACGCGCACCACATGCACTCCGCGATCTCACACTCGTTGTAGACGTGCGGATCGGAGAAGTACCCACCGCGGTCGTGCTTATGGGCGTGCGAGTAGATCACTTCCTCGATCAGTCGTTTCGCCTCCGCAATCGGATCAGCGAGCACGTAACCCTGCGGTGGCCAGTCCTCAGTCATGTACCACCATCCTTGCCCACAGCGAGTCTCCGGTCGTTGTACTCGTCTCTGGACCGCGCCCAGCTACTCATGCGGTACTCGGACGTGTAGCAGCGCTGACACACGTCCTCAAGGTAGACCCATCCCCTGAAACCAAAGGGCTCGATCTTTTGGCTGATGTGATGCGGCTTCCAGCGATGGCCCAGTAGCCGACACCGTAGCGGGATAAAGTGCCTCTCAGTCATGCTTCGCTTCCTCGCTCACAGGTGCTACCGCTTCACAAACATGCCGATGAGGTACTTGCCGTCGTCGGGCATGATCCCTGAGCGGCTCGGGTGCGGATCGTGTACCACCTTACCGCCGTATCCGACGCAGGCATGCCGCGTGCCTCGCGCACTGAGACCACTCATCAGGTGATGAAACTGGAACACGGGCTCCCAGTTGACGATCTGCTCGGCCGTCCACTCCACGTCGAGATAGTAAAACCCTCGCGGCACCAGCCACTCCCTGAGCGCAGTGCGGCCGCGTTCTCCATCCTCGCCCCAATCGTACTGTCCGAAGTGTGGAACTTCCTCTGCCGGTAGCTCGAAGATGCTGGCGACGACGCAGCGGAAGCAATCCCCGATAGCGTCCGGCGGATCATGTTGTACAAGCATGTCCACGGGTTTCATCGACGTGGTTCCCCGTTCACTTGTCGTACGGCGTCACAGCGAAGACGCGGTTCGGATAGTGCCGCTGCAACTCGTCCTTCTGCCAGTGGGCGTCGGCGCTGCTCTGCCAGATATGAGCGGTAGCTGCCCGATGCCATGACCCATCCTTGCGCTGTTGATCGACCGTCCATCGCCGGAGCGGCTTCTCCAAGCGGCGAATGCGTCGCAGCAGATACTCAACGTCAACCACGGCCTGCCACGGGTCGCGGAACGTGGTCATATCCTTCTTGCACTCTGCAAGGCGCGCGCTGATTGCGGCGAGTCGTTTGTTCATGGAGCTGCTTTCGTCTCGGCAGGTGGTGCGGCTTCGTAATCGACTCCAGCAAGCGCATCACGCACGCACTTGATGCGCGACCGGAGCGCGTCCCGGTCATCGTCAGGATCGGCATAGCGCAGGTCCAGCTCTAACCCCGGCAGTAGGCATCCCAGCGCCGCGCGCAGCCGTTCGATCTCGTCGGCGGCAAAGCGCATCGCCATCACAGTAGCGGGGTGGTCGTGGAAACGTGAGTAGATCGGCAATTCCTCGCGCAGAAGCACAAGAGCCGATTCAAGGAGCTTCGGATTTGAGGTGTGGTGAGCATCGCTCATGATTTCGGTCCTTGCTGCCCTTTGATGTCACCGATGATGCGCTCGCCGATCTGCGGCCAATCAATCCTCTGAGCATCTGGATTCCGTAACGGACGCGCCCAAAACAGCGCCGCTGGCTTCTTGTTCAAATCCGGGTGCAAATGGTGATCCCGAAAATACGATTCCGCCTCGGCCTTGGATTTCTCGTAGAACGCTTCCGGGTTGTCGTGCCCCTTGGGGACGATCGGAAACTCGAATCTCTTGCGCGTGCCGCAGATACAGCACTCAGTCATGACGGCCATCAGCCCGCAAGCGTCAGCTTCCTCGTCGGTGCGCTCATAGGTGAGCACGATCCACGGCTGCTCGCGCCAGTAAGTTTCCAGCGGCTGGTTCATACCGGCCTCCCATCACAATGATCGCAGACGTAGAACCCTAAAAGCTGGCGGCGTGCCGGGCGATGGCACTGCGGACACTCCGGCTCTTTGAACATCGGCTTGACGTTCTCGAAGGCCTTGCGCATCTCAGTAGCCCGATTCGCTCTGACCTCTGCGCAGGTCAAGCCGACGTGCTCAGGCTGTGAACCGTGACAAATCAGGCACGGACCGCCCATGATTCCCTTAGGGCGGGTGTACCACGTCGGATAGCCAGCGAGACACTGAGCATAGAGCTTCTCATCGATAGGAACCGACTCTCTGCTCATGTGTTCACCTCGAAATGCCAGCCCTCTTTGTTCATGGCCTCGGAAATCTCCGGGCTGACTTCCGCGTAAGGTCCTGAGCAGTACCAGTCCATGTACATACCCTCGCCACGAATTGACGCGATCAAGTCACCAGCGCAGCGGAAGCTATAGGAAGCCGTGTCACCATTCTCGTGCGTCCAATCCACGTTGGCGAGCGCGCTCCACATGGCCGACCCCATAGATTTCTCAGCGCGGATCTTATCTCCAAGAGCGCGATTGACCGCTTGAGCGAATAGGTCATCCTTCCAGACTTCCATCGGAAGCGTCTCCCAACAGCCTCCAAGACCGCCGAAGTCAGCCACGTTGCACCACCGGATCAGTGGTGTGGTGCTCTTCGCTCATCGGCGTATCGCCTCCACGATGTCGAGCCCCTGGTGCTCCTTCTCGCCTTTGCTCAGGCGCTCGGCGTCCCGGCGTGTCACGAAGCTGTAGATGACGCGATCCGCCGTCCCGTCCATGCGCAGCACCTTGTCGGCGGGCACCGCCTCGCGGTCCCAGGTGCCGAGCGTGATCCCGTCCTTCGCGAGTTTCCACAAGAGCACGCCCAGGAGCTTCATGTAGCGCCCCTGCGCCTCGTAGAGGCCGGGCTTCTCCTGGCCCGCGAGCGCGCGGTTCGCGTTCTCGAAAAGCGTCGAGTCGACGCTCTCCCACCGGTAGATGATCCGGTCGGTGAGCCGCTCCTCAATGAGCACCCGGTCGACCGGGAGGCTCCCTAAGTCCTTCTTCGAGAGCTTGAGCCCCTTCGGTCGCAGCTTCCAGAGGAGCACCACGCAGACCTCGGCCACCGTCCAGGTGAGCTCGGCCGGCGGCGCCACCGGTTTCGCCTTGGTCCTCAATTCGGCTTCTCCGTGAAGATGACGCCGGTCGGCAATCGCGCGCGCACCTCATCGATGAGCGCGCGCAGCACGTCCGGGTTGCCGAAGTGCGCCTGCAGGATCCGGTGCCCGCCGTCCTTCGGCAGCCGCACGACGACGAGCGCCGCATCGTAGACGCCGAGGCCTTGGGCCTCGAGTACGGCATCGACCGCCGCCACCACTTCCTCGGGTAGTGTGTTCACAGGTGGAAGAGGTACGCGAGATAGATGCCGAAGGCGATCATGCCGGCGATTGCGGCTAACCCAGCGAGGAAGTCGAGCACCGTCCTCATGCGCTGATCCCTGCCGCGAGCATCCCCTCGCGGATCTGCGAGTCGACGATCTTCTGCGGGCAGTGCCGCGCGACCACCTCTGCGAGCTCGCAGACGGCTTCCGCAAGGTCGCGCTCCATGAGCGGATAGCGGTCGAAGGCGAGCGGGTGAAGCGCGCGGATGCGCACGAGCCCTGGCTCGTAGCGGTCGTACCAGCACTCGAAGACCTCATAGACAAAGCGCGTCGCGTGGAACATCGAGAGGTAGGCGCGCCATTGCCAGGAGTCGAGATACCGCTCCGCCTCGAATCTCTCGGAGAGCTTGTAGTCGTGCACCGTGAGCCCGGCGAGACCGTCGACCTTACCGACGAGCGTCACCGGCCCGCTCGGCGTGTGCCAGATCCCCTCGGCCTTGAGTTCGCGGATCTTCGGCATCGCGAGTTCGCCATCGAGCTCGAAGACGAACGTCCAGCCGTCGCGGCTCACCTGCTCGAGCGCCGCCACCGCCTCGATGTCGAGCGTCTCGAACACCTTGTGGAAGGCGCGCGAGGCCTGCATCTGAGGCGTGGGCTCTGCGATCCCCACGAGCTGCGCGATGAGCTCATCCAAGGTCGAGTCCTCGCGCTCGCGCCAGTAGCGGAACGTCTCGAGGTCCGTGACACTCAGGCGGATCACGCGGAGGCCCTCTTCTGCACGCGGTCGGTCTTCTGGAAGCTCGCCGACGGGATGTCGTAAGCATAGCCGAGGTGCTTCGCCCGCGCGCGCAGGAGCCGCTTCACGTTGTCGCGCACCGACTCCTCGGCCCGGTCGGTCTGCGCGATCATGCCGTTCAGCTCCTCCTCGGTGGAGGCCTCCTCGAAGAGCGCCTGCCAGTCGGCGAGCGCACCCGCAACCTCGGTCTGCTGCGCGGAGTGCGCATTGAGCGCCGCCTTGATCTTGTCGACGACGTCCGCGAGGAAGCGCGGCGCATCGGCGAAGCGCGGGACGAGCAGCGGATCGAGCTGCGCGGGGTTCTTGCCGAAGGCCGTGTCAGTGGGCGAGAAGTTGAGCGTGCGCTTGCCGCCCGCCAAGTAGAGTCGCCCCATGGCATCGGCCGACTTGTAGACCTCGTTCTTCGAGCCTCCCTGCATGTCGAGCCGCTCGATGACCTCGTCACCCTTACGCTGTTCGTCCGAGTGCGCGATCAGCACGACGTCGAGCCCGAAGGAGCGCACGAGCTTGGTCCAGGCGGTGAAGCGCGCCTTGAGCTCCCCGAACCCCTGGAGCGTGAGCGCCCCGCCGTTCCCCATCTTGGGGTTGCGGGCGATGATCGCGGCGGTGAGCGCATCCAGCGCACGTCCCGCCGTATCGACGACGAGCGTCTTGTAGGGCTCCAGGTCCTTCGCGGTGATCGCCTCAACGTCCTCCCAGCGCTCGACCACGACGGTGTCGCCGCGGTTGCCCGCGCGATAGCTCCCGCGGTCAAAGTCGAGGAGGAGCGGCTTCTCGGCCGTGAAGGCGAGCGTCGTCTTGCCGACGCCCGGGACGGCGTAGAGGCAGAGCGTGAGGTTCTTCACCTCGATCGGGTCGGTCGATTTCGTAATACGCAGCATGGCGTCTCAGTCTCCTGCCGCAGGGGTGGCACGCGGGAGCTGCGTGCGGCGTGCGCGCTCCCAGCCGGTAAAGGGTCGCGGGTCCGTGAAGCGCAAGCCCGGCGCCGTCACCCGCCGGATGAGGACGCGCCCGTCCACGGTCTCGAGCACGATCTGCTCGGTGGGCCAGGTGGGCGGCGGACGCGGGATCAAAACGGCTTCCCCGGCGTCGCGGGGTAGTGGGAGCGCGGCGCTTCGCCCACGGGCTGCGAATGGAGCGCCGTGAGCGCGAGACTCTTGCTCACGCGGTTCAGGATCCGGTCGCGCTGCTCGCGCTCGACACCTTCGAGGATGAGCGCCGCATCGGCAGCGGTGAGCGCGGCCGCCATCTCGAAGAGCGTCACGGGCGCACCCGCCCGTGCAGGCACGTCGAGTTCGTGCAGGCGTGCGCGACGTGCGCGACGGGGAAGTGCGGGTTCTCGGGCGGCAGCACGAAATGGAACCAGGCGATTAAGGCGAGCATGTCGGGCGTCCTTAGCGAGATCGATGGCGCCTTATACCGTAGCGGTGTCCGTGCTGTCAACATGGTGCCGCGGCGGGCACAGGCTGGACTCAGAGCCGCTGCTGTGGTAAACACCGCGATTATGAGCACACTACAGGTGACGGTGAAAAGGTTCGTGCGCAAGCACGGTGGGGTGCGGCCAGCCGCGAGGGCGCTCGGGACCGACCATGCCTACGTCTGGAGGCTCATGAACGGCGTGATGGATAACCCCGACGAGGCGCTCCTTGCCAAGCTCGGGCTCGAGCGTCGGGTGATCTACCGGCGTGTCGGGAATCCGGGCGGCCTGACGGTCTAGGTGCGCTAGCCTGCCGCCAGGCCGCCGGATGGCTTCGGGGGAGGAAGCCGAGGCCGCATTGTAACGGGGCCTCCCAGAATGTCGCAAGTAGGCAAGCGCTGTCGGTTTTCGCCTACGGCGTTGTATGTATTGACGAGCGGGGGATAGATGAGCATTCAAGCGATGGCTTGGGCGATCAAGCAGCAGGAGATCACCGAGCCCACGGAGAGGCTGGTTTTGATGTGCCTAGCGAACTACGCGGGCGAGGACGGCGCGAACGCATTCCCCTCGCTACGCCAGCTCATGCAGGACACTGGCCTGTCTGAGGCTACCGTAAGGCGCCATCTGCAGCGCTTCGAGCAAGCTGGCGTCATCAAGCGCGGCAACCAGGAGATCGCCGCCGCCTACATCAAGCGGGCGGACAGGCGCCCAGTCGTATACGACATAACCCCACGGGGTCTCACGGTGACACCCCGGACGTCTGACGGGGTATCACCCGAGGTCTCACGGGGTGTCACGGAGGCCGCCACGGGGTCTCAAGCTTTGACACCCAATCCGAAGAGATCCGAAGAAAACCTCAGAGGCGCGCGGCCGACACCCGCAGAGCCGGGGCCGCGCGAGGACCTCGGATACACGCCTCCGGAGGGCTCGCTCGCTCGGGCACTACGTGAGCGCGAGGAGCCTCCAAAGGGGCGTCAGCCGAACGCCGACGCGGAATTCAAGGCTCGTTTCGGGATGACACCAGACGAGGCGCATGCCATGCGCCAGAAGGCGAAGCAGTGACCACGCAGGACCTTTGGGGCAAGCACGGGCTCTGGCTCGCCGCAGAGCTTCGGGTGGGCCGCATCGCGGGCCTGCGGCTCGGCAAGCAGTACGCGCTGCAGGTCGCGGCCCTGCGCTGGCACTGCCGCATGCGGGGCTACTTCCGTGTCTGACGCTCGGGTCTCTCTCGCTCGTCTGAGAAGTCGAACTCGAACTGGTCCTCGTTCGCTGGCTCGTCACCGGTGAACCAGTGACGAGGGACGAACGCCCAGCCGTGAACGCGCGCGTGGTGCACCGGGCACAGCACCATAATGTTCCTCGGCTCGTAAGCGAGGTGGGGAGCGCGCCAGATCGGCACCATGTGGTGCGCGTGCAGGTGCCGGCGAGTACCGCAACCCGGCGACTGACAACGAAAGTCGGCGCGCTCAATCTGCTGCCGCTGGAACCGCTCCCATTCGCGTGAGCGGTAATTGAAAAATCCCATGTCAACTCCTTCCTTCGACCCGGCAACGCGCAGGTACGTCGTGGCCACGGTCGCGCGGATTGTGACCATCTACTGCGCGATCGCAGGTAATTACCGCAGAGGGCCAGGCCGCCCGCCAGCATTGATAATCCTCGGGGAATTGGGACCTGACAGGCTGACGCGTCTGCTCTTCGATTTGGTCCTAGGCAAGAAACTGATATACATCGCTGCGGAATACGAAATCAGCGAAAAAACGCTTCGCAGGGTATTCGGCTTGCGTCGCAGGCCCAAGGATAGGAGTCATTGAAGATCTCTGAGAGAAGGGCCTGGCTCGCCAAGGTCCGGGGCGTGCGTGAACGTCTGCCGCACGCTACCGTCGTCCGCTCGGCGATCGGCTCCGCAGGCATCGACTTCGGTTTGCGCCGCACCAAGTACCGCAACCGCGCGACGGTCGTCGACGGCTTTCGATTCGACTCGCGCCTCGAAGCGGATCGCTACTGCGAGCTGAAGCTCCTGAGAGCCTCGGGCGAGGTGAAGTACTTCCTGCGCCAGGTGCCGTTCGTGCTGGCGCCTGGCGCGACCTACCGCTGTGATTTCCTGGTCGTGTGGGACACGCCTGCGCGATGGAACGACCTTGGGGTCACAGCGGAGGAGACGAAGGGCTTTCTCACCGAGGCCTCGCGCGTTAAGCTCGCGATGGTCGAGCAGCTCTACGGCGTGCGGGTCCGCATTCTGAAGCGCGCGGACGTGGCGAGGTTCTCGTGAGGCCGGCAGGCACCTGCGGCGATTGCATGTACTCGGCGATCCTCACCGTCGATGGGTTCGAGAAGCCGATCCTCTCGTGCCGTGCCGAGCCGCCGCGCCCCTGCGTGCTGCCGGGCAACCGCCCAGGCGAGATGCGCGTCGTCGGGATGCACCCGCCCGTTGACCGTGGCGGCTGGTGCGCGCGCTACCAGGCTGAGCCACAAGGAACGCCCCAGTGATCGCCCAGATGCGCCGTAGCGATGGCAAGCACAGCCGCGTGAGCGTGATCCGGCAGATCGGGGACGGGTTCTACTACCTGGTCGATGACTTCACTGGACGGCCCGCGCGCCTCGTGCGCTATGATCGGCTGAGCACGGGCACGGTCCCGATGAAGGGGCCGAAGGTCGAGGAGGTGAAGACGTGAAGAACGTCGAGGCGGTGCGCCAGGAGGTGGTTGCGCACCTTGAGCGCTGTCTCGATCATCTGCGCGTGCGCTGGTCGATGCGCTTTGGCGAAGACACCGATCTCCTCTCCCGCATTGACCGCACTCGCCTCGCGGATCTCACGACGCTGCTCGCGAACGCGCTCATGCGCGAGCTCGGGGACGAGCGCCCGGGCACGAAGGAGGCGCGCTACGACCGCACCCGGCGCCTCGCGAACCGCCGCAACAAGGGGCCGCGCGGGGTGACGAAGGCGCAGCTCGCCACCGGAGACGTCTATGACTGAGACCGAAAACCCGACCTCGGCGGAGCCCACCACGGCATCCGCGGCCGAGACCACCGCGCCCCGTGTCAAACGCCGCCGGGGTCGGGCTCAACGCGCCCTCGCCATGAGGGCGGCGGCGAAACGCGGCTCTGCCAACGCACGGAGCGCGCCACGCGGCGATCCCGCGCCAAAGGAGCCGAGACCGCCCGTCGAGCCCTTGGACCCCCTGGAGGCCGCACAGGAGGCCCAGCGGCATGCCCAGGAGGGCAACCTCAAGCTCTCGAAGGCGGTCGAGACGCTCCGCGACGGGCTCGAAACCATCGCCTTCGCGGAGACCGACCGGCAGACGGGACTCCCGGTCTCCACGACGGTACTGCGCCGGCTCGCGGTCGCCTGTCTCGACCGATACTCGGCGCAGGTCGGGCAGAACTGGCGGAAAGCGAAACTGACGGGCGCGACGCGCGCCGGAACCACCGGGAACCGTCCCGTGCACGAGCGCGAGATGGGTCTCCCGCGAGAGGAGTAGCACGTGGCAAAGTCGATGGAACCAGGCGGGGGCGGACGATTCGCCGCCATGGAGCACAAGCTCGCGGGGCGCAAGGGCGTGCACAATCCGGGGGCCTTGAGCGCATTCATCGCCCGCAGAAAATACGGGGCTAAGCGTGTCGCGGAAATGGCTGCGGCTGGCAGACACCGCGCTGCGGAGGCTCGGCATCGTGCCTGACGGCCGCTTCAGAGCTGGCGAGTCCCGGTCGTTCGCCTTGCGGTGCCGCTCGTGTGGCAAGGAATTCGCATCTCGCAGCGGCAGGCGCATCAAGTGCTACGAGTGCACGCGGTGCACGCTTTGCTCCAAGCCGCTGCGCCACAGCGGACTGCGATTCTGCGGCAACTCCTGCGCGGGCAAGTGGAAGTACCGAAATTCCAGCGCGGTGCGTCACGCGCTGATCGAGGGCGTGAAGCACCCGAGTCGCGCAGCCGGGATCTCCCGCGCCCGTCTCGGCAAGGCGCGACACGATATGCGCGGTGAGCGTAACCACAATTGGCGGGGAGGGACTTACGGTACGGCACGCCACGCGCTGATGGGGCGCGTGGAATACTTGACGTGGCGGCGCGCTGTGTTCGCCCGCGACGACTACACGTGTCAGAGATGCGGCGAGCGCGGAGGGCGTATCAATGCGGATCACATCATCCCCTACGCGGCCCGTCCTGACCTGGCGCTTGATCTATCCAACGGGCGCACGTTGTGCGTGGCCTGCCATCGCAAGACGCCAACTTGGGGGACCGGCGCGAGGCTATATCGAGAGCCCCATGTCTGAGCTCGTTCTCTGCCCGCACTGCGGCCACGAGTTCCACGTGGAACGTGAGGCGCCGCGCGTGACGCTCAGGCCGGGCGAGGAAGCGCGCGCGCATCCGGCCGGCGGCTTCGTGATCGCGCACCCAGGGCACCGCCCGCTGTGGCTGCGCCAGGAGGACGGCGCGGTCTATTGCGAGCGCATCGAGCCCGCGGAAGCCGAGGCCTTCAGCGCGCGCCAGCGGGCGGTCAACGACGAGGTGGGCGGCTGATGCCGATGCTCTCAAAAGCGCAGAACGCGGCCATGCATGCGGCCGCCTCTGGTCATAGCACCATCGGGATCCCGAAGTCGGTCGGGCAGAAGTTCGTCTCCCACAGCCACGGGCAGCACGTGAGCGCGTTGCCCGCCCACGTGGCCCGGCGCAAGTACGCCCGCGCGGCCAGGCGCTGATGGCGCAGACGGGTAAACCCGCCGCGGACCGGCGCGTGCGCTTCGCCTACGAGTACGCGAAGGACCTGAACGCGACCCAGGCGGCCATCCGCGCGGGCTACGCGCCGCGCTCGGCCTACGTGACGGCGTCGCGCCTCTTGGCGGACCCAGAGGTGGGCGAGCAGATCGCGAAGCTCTTGAAGCGCGTGACGGATGCGGCGGAGATCACGGCCGAGCGCACCTGCCGGGAGATCGCGCGCATCGCCTACGGGGACGTGCGCAGGCTCTTCGACGAGGGCTACAACCTGAAGGCGCTTGCCGATCTCACCGAGGACGAGGCGGCGATGATCGGGGGCGTCGAGAGCTTCGAGGAGTACCAGGGCCGGGGCGAGGAACGTCAGGCGGTCGGCATGGTCCGGCGCATCAAGGTGCGCGACAAGCTCGTGGCGCTCGAGAAGTGCATGAGTATTCTCGGGATGCACAAGACCGCAAGCCCGGGCGAAACGGGCGGCCTCAACCTCACGATCCGCCTCTCGAGCGATCCGCCCCGCCGTGGCTGACCGGCGCGGCACGGCCGAACGCGGGGGCGCGAAGGGCTGGAAGCATCCGGTGAGCCTCTGCCCCGGGTGCGGTGCCACGATCAACGCGAGCTCTGATCCGCACAACCGCGGGCGCCCGCGCACCGGGGATCTGACGCTGGCACTCTGCTGCGGGACGCTCCTGCGCTTCGACAAGATGCTCGCGCTCCACGCGCCGACGATGGAAGAGCTTCAGCAACTCCCACAGTCCACGCTGGAAGAGCTGAAAGAGCAGCAGGAGCGATGGCGCGTGCGACAAAGCGGCGCGCGCATCCTCTCGCTCCCGCCGCGCGTGTGACGCTCTCGCTCGACTACACGAGCCCGGGGAGGATCGCCGATCAGTTCCTGCTCTCCGAGGCGCTGGTGAAGGGCATCCGCGGGCCCTTCCATTCGGGCAAGTCCTCGGCCTGCGTGATGTTCGTCATGTTCGTGGCCCAGCGGCAGGTCGTGCAGAAGGACGGCCGCCGCCACGCCCGCATCGCCGTGATCCGCAACACCTATGCCGAACTCAAGACGACGACCATCAAGACCTGGCACGAGTGGATCCCGCAGACGCTCGGCAAGTGGACCTGGTCGGCCCCCCCGACGCACCACATCCGGGACGCGAAGCTCGACCTCGAGGTGATTTTCGTCTCGCTCGACCGCGAGCCCGATGTCAGAAAGCTCCTCGGCATGGACCTGACCGCCGCCTGGATCAACGAGGCGCGTGAGGTCCCGAAGGCGATCCTGGACGGACTCACGGCGCGCGTCGGGCGCTATCCGCCGGTGCGCTTAGGCGGCTGCGTGGGCGGGCAGATCGCGATGGATACCAATAGCCCCAACATGGGGCACTGGTGGCAGATCCTCGCCGAGCAGGACGCGAGCACGGAAAAGGGGGCGGAACTCATCACGAGCACGCGCGATGCCGAGCGCGACCTCATGGCGCGCGGGCTCCTGAAGCCCGGCCAGCGGCTCTTCGAGTTCTTCAGCCAGCCCTCGGGTTTGTCGCCCGATGCCGAGAACCAGGCCAATACTCCGCCCGACTATTACGCCCGCATCTCCGCCGGCAAATCCCCCGAGTGGATCAAGGTCTACGTCCACAACGAGTACGGCTTCATCCAGGAGGGTCGCGCCGTTTATCCTGAGTTCCGCCGCGCGCTCCATGTGCGGGAGTTCGAGCTCGACCCGAGGCTCCCGCTCACCATCGGGCTCGACTTCGGGCTCACGCCGGCCGCATCGATCGGGCAGCGTACCTACCGCGGCATTCAGCGCGTGCGCTGGGAGCTCGTCAGCGCGAACGCGGGCGCCAAGCAGTTCGCCGAGGCCCTGAAGGGCTTCCTCAATAGCCGGTGCGCTGAGTTCTCGATCGAGTCGATCACCGGGGACCCCGCGGGCGATGCCCGCTCCCAAGCCGATAGCGAGGAGACCTGCTTCAAGATCCTGCGCAATGCCGGGCTTACGCAGGTGCGCCCCGCCTCGACGAACGACTTCACGCTCAGGCGCGAAGCCCACGCCCAGGCCATGAACCGCTTGATCGACGGGGAGCCCGGCTACCAGGTGAGCCGCTACGACTGCCCGATGCTCCTGCGCGGTATGGCGGGGGAGTACCGCTACAAGCGCATCGCGACCGCCGCCGGGGCTGACATCTACCAGGCGCAGCCGGAGAAGAACGAGGTGAGTCACATCTGCGAGGCGGATCAGTACCGCATGCTCGGCGCCGGCGAGGGTCGGGTCGTCCTGCGTGGGGAGTTCGGGCAGCGACGCATCCGGCCGCCCTACTCCGAGATGTAGGGGCGTTGCTTGTGCCGAGCGCGCGGGGCAGGCTCGCGTGCACCATGAGCTTCATCTCGCCGAACACCTCCCGGATCGTCAAGAAATTGGATCCCCTCG